TTAATGATCGAGCCAGCCTATCAAGACCCGGACCAGCCCACGCAGCGCCACAAGGGCACCTTATCTCGCCATCTTTAAAGACAGCATTGCTGTGTTTACATTTTTTCTTGCTAATCTCTCTTTGCTCACTATGAGCAGAATACTTCTCTTTTTCCTCTTCTATCTGCTCCTTAAACTGTTGAAAAAAATACTTAGATCGAAGCATAGTTCTTTTTAGGCTTTGACATCTGCTCTGATATGTTCCTTGCCATCGTTCCAGCGTTATCTAAGATCATCATCAACTCTCTGAAAGCACTAGCCCTACCAAAAGACTCCGAATATGCCTTGTGGAACTCTTCTAAACTCTTAAACTCCGATGGATCCAGCCACTTGTTCTTGACTGCTGACTCCAGAATTGGCTTGAGGTACTCCTGATAGTCCTGACTCTTGGATATTCGCTCCAACGCCTCCTGCTTCTTGAGCTCCTGGGTCAATAATTTCTTGTCCGCCATTTGGTTGCATTGTAGCATTTTGTTCTATTTTCTCAAAATACCTCTCAGCATCTCTTAGCCCCATATCTTCGAGCGTATCAACATAGAGGTCTTTCAGTTTTGGCTTAAAGCCCTCTTGCCCCAACATCTCCCTGGCAATTGGATTCTGCAACTGTTCAATAGCCCTAGCCTTTGCGTTAATGAACTCCTCGGTTGCACCAACTGCCATGGACTTAACGTCTGGTATGTAATCATAGGTTCCATCTAAATCCTCTGGGACTAAAGATATCTCAGCATCCTCCCCAGTTTCACTCAATCGCATTTTAGGCTTAACGATTATCTTTTCAGGGTCTTTCTCTTGGGGATTTTCAATTATCGGGTATAGTGGCTCCTGTGCAGACTCAATCATTGATTGAATAAGGGTGTCACTAACCTCCCCCTCAGACTCGGAGATAATACTAGCCATTAGTTTCATAGAATCATTGGAGACTGTCATCTGATCTAGTCCAGCTCTTCTAAAGTAGGAGAGCATATCAGACCCAACAATTCTTATAATATGCTCACGCTTGTCTGGATTTGAAAATAAAAATTGTTTATTATTTGACATCCACATTGACATAAAGTCTATGATGAATTCGGCCAGGTCATTTTGGTTCTTTTGATCACGCACATTTCTTTGCTGTACCGTTGCCTTGATCTCCGTAGCTGTCTTTTCTGACGTAAAAGGATCCATACCTCCAACCCCCTGACTCAAATCACCCATTGCTTGGTTAAAAGCTGACACTAAAGCGGAGTAGGTTGTTTGGAAATATCTAACAGCCTCACCGTTGCTCTGCATTTCCTGAATAGCATCTTGCCTATTTACCAACCACTGAGCTTCTGGGCCGTACACAATAGTCTCAACCCTGGCCTCACCCTCGATGATCTTGAGAGGTGGGCGCATCTTAAGCAAAGTTTCATCCATGTATGAACAAATGGTTGCTTGAATAGCACGCCATAGAGGAAGGACTGGCTCAACCTCACTCTCTCCGTATGGATCATCTTGTAATGGATAGTATCTAAGCTGAGATACTGGGATCTTACCGTGTTCATAAGGGTTCTCAATCACTCTTAGAATAACTTTATGCTCTGGTGAAAAAGTTATCCACATATCCTTTCGATATTCTGTAACAATCTCAACCATTGGAAAAGCAATATCTGACCCTACTCTGTCCTCCAGACCCTTGATGGTCTTAATCCTGCTCACATACTCATTTTTTCTTTCTGAAGAACGAACCGCCTTATTTGACTGTTGTTGCTTAATCCTACTTATCAACTTATCTAATCCAGGGAAACTATCTGACTTGTTTTCCAGATCCTCAACAAACATCCACTCTCTGTGCTGAAACCACTTGGCGTTCCTAATATGAGAAGCCGCAAAATCCATACCACAATCACGAATATCCAATGGGTAGAACTCATTGCCATCAAATATCACATTACCATCCTCGTCCTCTTCGTATCTCCATTTAATCAGGGCAAACTTAGAAGCGTACAGCCTGGCATCCATATCTGAAATTGACATCTTTATGGACATTGACCCTCCATCATTGGCGCTATCCCACTGGTAGTCAAGCAGGGCATTGTTTATTTTGCCCCCCAAAGTATCTCCGCCTTCTCTTGGTGCCAATCGCCCCCTTAGCTTGCCATTAGTCAACCTGGCGTTCTTTTCAAGAATACTCGTCCTTATTCTTGGATCAACCACCCTAGAAATAAATGGCCAGTCATCAGGTAACTTTCCCCAATAGGCGTCAGTCACATCATCCCAACCGTCCTTTCGCGTCCTTCTCTTGTTATTATCCTCATTCCAATCCTGATAATGGGAATAAACCTCAATCAATATTTTTTCTTTTTGCTCAGGAGAAAGCTTTATTTGTTTTGCCATTGCTTATGTTTTACTTAAATTGATATGAGGTTATCAAGACTGCCACATTTCTTTATTCACCAAACTCCGCACCAAAAGAGACAGTGTGGCAAGTGCTTCAATCTTAGCACTTATAGCGACTCTTTTACATTCACCACAAACCACGGCGAACTCTCTCATATCTTCATCAAGAGGTATCATATACCTCCCCATCTCATTAGGTTGTTCCTTACCACACACTTGACAATAAAATGACCCGTGTCGTTCTTCTTTTACCATCCCATGTCTGGCGCCACCATACTTACTCCAGCCATATTTCATCTTGGTGACAGAGACCCTTATCCTATCTGCCATTTATTTTTATCATACCTAATAGTTGGGAGATTGTTATTGGTTAGAGAGGTGCCAACATTCACAGCCCAGTATTCAAAGGCTCGCATAGCATGACTCCATTGATCGTGTATTGGAATCTCATTGGATTGATTGACCGCACTGTCCTTTTTAGTAGGATAACGATAATTCAGTAAACAATCCCTAAACCTTTCGGCTTGTGGTTTCGCCACATATAAACCAGGTATCTTTGAATGAGCCATTCTGATCTGATCGGGAATTCTGACACCATCAGTTGTTTTTACATGAATTCCTTTTTGAGACATTATTTCAATAGGTGAAGTTCCTGTAGTTAAAGTACGAGCCTTCCCAGCAGGATCGCCGGTGAATAGATCTGGTTTCTTATATGGCTTTGCGTTAATAATGGAAATAAAATGTTCTATACTCGCGTCACTTGCTTCGTAATAATCGATAACTCTGGTCTCTGATTGATATGGTTGTATCCAAACAATAGCAGTCGGATCATTAACCCCGAAGTCCATCGAAACATGAAGAGGTAGTGCGGAGTCATACTGAATATCTTGATAGTGATCCATGTTCCATTCAGAGTAAACCGTACCGTATGGCTTGACATATTCTGCCATAATCTCCTGCATAAAGTAATCCTCGCCATATTCTTGATACTCACGAACCATCGACTCTAACTCCTGCCTATCAAGATCAGGGTTGTCATACGAAGTAAAGTGAAAGCACTTAAAATCTGGATGATCCTCTAGCTTGTAGAGGTTGCGATACCCCTTGGGGGTACCAGACACCAAAGCCTTAGCCTTGTGAACTGCCAAGTTTGGTCTAATGATGGTCGGGAAAATATCCTCCTCCCAGTCGTCGTACTCATCCAAAAACACACCGCCCCAGTTTGATATACCGCGCAATGCCTCCTGATTTTCCACACCGAACAACTGAACCTTACCCCTAGTGGGTATTTGTACTGATAACTCCGTTTCGTTAACCTTGTAGGGAACACCCTTGTCCCTAAACTCACCCAGAATACGCTTGATATGGTCATTCCATGCAATATTTTTTGCCTGAACCCTGTTAGGAGCGATGTAGGGATAGACAAGATCGTTGCTTAAAGCCCCCTCAAACAACCAAGAAACCCCCAGAGATGTTTTACGCCACTTCCTACCAGCCCTTAACTGAACAAACCTTGTACCGCTATCTAGCGCGTCCAAAACCGCACGTTGACCATCGTGTGGGTATGTCGGCGCAAATATATTAACGTCAATCGTTTTTCTCTTTGCCACGGGTTACGTTGAAAATGATTGGTTGACCCCCTGTTGTGTGATCAACAGGCTGAGTGGGTAGCCCGTCCATATACTGCCAAACCAGCTTCTGAGCTGCTGTATCACCTGCAACAGCTTTTTCCGTGATTGATTTCCCTATTGCTTCTTTTACGTCAGGATTGCTCTTAAGCATTTGCTTAAACCACTCAGTGATCGAGTAGCCCTTGGGCGGTCTGCCCTTTGGATTACCGGATTGACCTTTCTTCCATGCTGTTCTTGGTGCTTTATGTGCCATGTGTTATTTGTCTGTAATTTTTAGCCACACAATCCTCATGTCATCATTCTACCATCTCCCATCAACTCAACCGTCGCACCGCCTCTCTAAAGTCAATCTTATCCCGTTGCATAATGAAGTCAATGGCGTTGTTACCATGAGCTTGACAACCAAAACAATGCCAAGAGTTGTCAGGATAAATGATGAAGGATGGTTTGGTTTCCTGATGAAACGGACAGGCAGCCTTCTTCCTATTAGCAAACACCCACACCCTAGTATCAATCAAATCCTCAATAGGATAGTTTCTGGCATCTTCAACTTGCCCCTCAGTAATTCCACCATCTTTCCTATTGCTTAACAAAAATGTTTTCCACTTCTTCTTTTTCTTCCCAAAACGATCAAGTTTTTCATAATATCTATACAACCAAACCTGTGCCAGTATCCAAAGATAAGAAAACTCCTCATTGTTTAACATCATCCACCGAGCAAATGCTGCCCTCTTCTCTTTTGGTTTAATCTTATCAACATAAAACCTTCTCAACTCCTTCAATTTCTCCTTAGCCATTTCGTCCAAAGCATTCTCATCAAAACTCGATCTTCCAATTATTCTAATTCTATCCTCTAACATTTTACTATCTCAACAATTTATAATTTTGTGCCTGGCATGACGGATATGTGTCATTTTCTA